CTGGATCCGCGACTACGTCCCGCTAACGAAGGCTCGGGTGGAATATAAGCAGCTGTCTGACAAGATCGCAGATGAACTGGTCGGCCTGGGGTGGGGTACTTCCGTTGACATCCTCCCCGACCTAAAGGACGGGGATTCCCAATTCATCGAGAACTGGACAGAGGTACTTGACCCATGCCACTTACATTCTCTCCAAGAGCTAACACCGCCAGCCCGGCGGCTTTAATGTTGACCGCAGCGTTCACGTCACGGTCGTGTTTAGTGGTGCAATCAGGGCACGTCCAGGCGCGGATATGCAGCGGCATCTTGTCCATCACATGCCCACACGCGGAGCAGCGTTTGCTCGACGGGTACCACTGGTCGATAGCGACCAACTGGCGATCCGCCCAGAGAGCCTTGTACTCCAACTGTCGGACGAACTCACCCCAGCCAGCGTCGCTAATAGACTTGGCGAGCCGAGGATTACGCAGCATGTTCTTCACCTTCAAGGATTCGACGCAGATCACTTGGTTCTCGTTGACGATCTGGCGGGACAGCTTGTGCAAGCCGTCCATCCGGCAATCAGAGATTTTGGCGTGAACACGGGCCACCTTCTGACGAGCCTTGGCGCGATTCCTGGAGCCGAGCTTTTTCTTGCTCAGCGCCCGTTGCGCCTTGGCCATCTTGGCCGCGTATTTTGCCGTATGGCGGGGATTGCCGGTTCGGATACCATCGCTGGTGACGAACAGGTCTTTCAGGCCGAGGTCGATGCCCACCATCTTCGGGGTGATGGGCAGTTCCTCGGGCTCGAACTCACACAGGCAGCTGACGAAGTAGCGGCCTGCCGAGTCCTTGGAAACGGTAATAGTTGTCGGCTCGCTGGGCAGTTGCCGACTCCAGCGGATCACCAAGGGCTCCTTGCTCTTAGCCAGGAGCAACTGACCATCCCGGTATTTAAACGCCGAGCGCGTGAACTCCGCCGACTGGCGGTGCCGCTTGCTCTTGAAGTTCGGGTAGCGGGCACGGCCATCAAAGAAGTTCTTGAACGCGGTCTGCTGGTGGCGAAGGCACTGTTGAAGCGGGACGCAAGACACCTCGTTGAGAAACTCGGTCTCGGAGGTTTTCTTCATCCGGGAAAGCTCAGCATTCGCGCCCACGTAGCCGATCTTTTCCTGCCGCTGGTAAAAGGCATCCGTGCGGTAACGCAAGACCGCGTTGTAGACAAAACGCACACAACCGAACGTCCGGGCAAGAAGCTGTTCTTGCTCAGGCGTGGGGTAAAACCGGTATTTGTAGGCGCGTTTAGTCATGTGTCACAATATACCATCGATAGTGTGAAGATAGCAATACCTAAGAAGGAGGCAGCGAGATCAAAGGTCGTCTAGCGACGACGCGCTATCCCTCCCCGCCCTAAAGGACGGGGTTTCTCGCGCAAAATCCGATGACCAACAGTAGGACGAAGGGCAAGAAGGGAGAGCTCGAGCTGGCCAAGGTGCTGTACGCCAGGTTCGGCCTGGAGCTTACCAGGGAGCTGGAACAGACACGCAGCGGCGGCTATGACCTGGGTGGCTGGGAAGGCGTCAACATCGAGGTCAAGCGGTACGCCAAGATCCACCAGGCCGATCTCGAGAAGTTCTGGGAACAGGCCTGCAGCCAGTGCCAGAACGGCGGTATCCCTCTCCTGGCATACCGGGGCGACAAGCAGGGCTGGCGGTTCATGCTTCGCCCTGCTGACTGGGGGGTTCCTGCGATACGGGAGCCGGTCATCGTCGACATCGAGGGGCTGAGCGACTGGAATATTCTCAAGGAGTACGGTCACCATGCGAGCTGAATACGAGGAAAACATCTTGAGGGATCTGGATATCATGATCGCCAAGGCGAACACGAACGACTTCTATATTAAGCGTTTCGTCATGTCGCCGAGCGAGCACATGAAGTTCCGGCAGGCCATCACCTACTCCCTGCAGTTTCGAGAATACTGTGAGAACGAGAGGAAGGAGGCAGTCGAGCAGTATCGTGGTATCCCGATTGAGGTTGAGTTCGAATAAAAGAAAAGGCCCCTCTCGGGGCCTTGTTCTCAGTTACATCGATAGGCGGCATCCTTGACCATGCGAGCAAGGTTCATCGCCTGGTTGTAGCTGAGGTAGCAGCCTGGCTCTACGCCGATGCCGCTGTCGATGTTGAAGTGGTCGCCCCGGCAGAGCCCCTGCGTACTCTTCAGGTGGGCGGTGAAGTATGCGTCCCCGTTGCGCTTGAGGACGAAGAACGTCGGGACACCCTCCTCGTGCATCGTCATGATAGCGCTGACCCTGACAACACCATTGCCGCCAACTTCGGTGGTGGAGAGGTTGGCACGACCCTTGGCAATCGGCTCGAGGCTGTGCTGACCGAATGCCTCGATGGAGTACCGGGCACTCTCCTCGGCCTGCCGGTGCTTGTCCCAGCAGCTACCGCAGAAGGTGTGCGGGATCTCAGCATCGTCCGGGCGGAGGAAGTGGGTTTTGCAGACGATGCACTGCTTCTTCGCTGTATCGAGAGCGGTGGCCTCCTGGGGTGACCATCCAACAGAGTTGGCCAGCGCTTCCCATGTGGAGGAGTTGCTGTACTTCTGGCTCATTTCATCGACACGGTCCTGGCAGACGATGCCGCAGGCCTTTTCCCTGAGCATCTGCCGTCTGGACAGGGGGTGGAGGTTCTCGCGTCCGATGACGAGGCCGAAAGTTGAGGCAACCGCTGCAGTGACGCTTGAGATATTCATGGTATTCCCCTTGATCTATGTTAATGGCGGCCATCCCTGGCCATTGATATCAGAACGGGTCCGGTTCTGCCTTCAGGTCGGCGATCACGTCGCTAGTGTCGGAAAGCTTGTCCTGGTAGGAGATATTGAATTCCAGCATGTTGACGCCCCGGTTGCAGGTAGCGATACGGACTACCTCGATGACGGCGTTTCCATACCCGGAAGAGATCGGAGACCTTGCCAGCAGCATCTGGGTGATGACCTCGTCGCCCTTGGCAGCATTGGTGAGCTGGCGAAGCAGAGACTTCAGTTCCTGCTCGTGGCGCATGAAGGTCTTGCGGGCATCGGCAGACTGGCCTGAGCGCATGTCGATCCGCTCGATCAGGTCAATCATATCAATCTTGGAAGTTGTCATTGCATGTTCCTCGTCGCATGTCGCGTGGTTTATGGTACACCTAAATGATGGCTGGTTATTGCCCGGGAGTCAAATTCATATTCTGAACGCCCTCGCCCTCCTTCACGAACGGCGAGGCCCGGTGGACATCGACAGACTCGATGCGATGTCCTGACTCCTTCGCGGCGTTGGTCAATCTTCGTGCCAGGTCGTAGGCCTCAGCTGTGGTGGCCCGCTCGATCCACTGACCGGTCGTGTAGGTGTCGTCGTTGGCACGGATCTGGATCTTCCAGGTTGCAGTCTGCATGTCATGTCTCACTCTGCTGTTACGATCTTCTTGACCCGGCCACGGCAGAACCTCGTCTGGGCAAACTGCAGGGCCTGGTCCTGGGTGACGGGCTCAGGGGTGATCATCCGCATCCCCTTGAGCCCGCTCTTCGCCTCAACCTCGACGTACCACTGGCGGGACTTCATGATGCCCTCGCTGTCTGAATGGCTGATTCCACGGCGCTCTCAACACTGCGGAATGTCGCATCGTATCCGCCGATCGGCTGGAAGTCGCTAGTCCATACCATGTAGAGCTCGCCGGTCGGGTAGTAGGTGCAGCGAGCCCCAGGGATTTCCGCCTCGAGCCGCTCCCGGGCGGACTTGCGGCTATCGATAACAGCCTGAAGCTCTGGGTCTGGGTAACCGTTGTAGCAGCGCATGTCACTCTCCTCGATTACTGGTTGGCCCCCGAAGGGGCCGAGTGGGTTATGACTTGGATTCTTCTTCTTCCCTGGCCAGGGCCTGTGCTGCTGCGACGATAACGCTGAGCGGAGTCATCCTCCCGTTAAGGAAATAGAACGCCCGGATGAAGAATGTCCCGTACTGATTGACCACGCCATGCACGTTGGCCGTCACCTTGAGACCACCGAACTCTCTACCCAGGTCCAGCGCTTCCTCGTACTGGGTGCGCCGCTTCTCCATCAGCTCCATGATGCTCAGCTCGACCCGCTCCTTGTATTCCTGCTCGACCGCCTTCTGCTTCGGCTCTGCCTTCTTGATCGGCTCGTCCTTGACCAGGGTGCGGAAATTGATCAGGGCACGGATCGCCCATGCTTCGCACTCACCGAACGCCACCGCCTTGTCGATGTGACGCTCGCGCACCTGGTGCAGTTCGAACGGTAGGTCGTACTCATCCAGCTTGGCGACGTAGGCAGACCACTGCTCGTCGGTGTGGTCGGCGCCTGGGGCGTAGGTGCAGCGGACGCGCTCCATGACGATGTCGCGGACGTCGCTGTAGGCCTGCCCAAGGTAGCCCTGGGCTTTCTTCTGCGCCGTCTTAGTTGCAAAGCCCGCCTCGAGCAAGGCCTCGGCCTTGGCGAAGTTCCGGGTGAAGCTGTCGTTGCGCTGGGCGATGTACTTGTCTGAGCTCATGGTCTTTCTCCTTCGGTGCGTTGATCTGATACCTACCATTCTAGTGGGGTGTTCATGGAAGTCAAGAAAAAAATCTGAACACTATCTTGGTTGCCATGCCCAAGAACTGTGACAACTCGTTAACGACTGATGATATAATGAGGCGAGACACACATACTCAGGGGCCGCTATGTCATCCAAGAAGCGCCAGCTCATCGATTCGCTGATCGAGCGGGAAGGGGGCTACGTCAACCACAAGAATGACCGTGGTGGCGAAACCAATCATGGCATCACACTAGCGGTCGCCAGGCGTAATGGCTGGTCAGGCCCGATGCGTGACATGACGAGACAGTTCGCGTTCGGCGTCTATGAGCGAAAATACTGGACCTCCCTAAGCCTCGACTCGATCAACTCGAACAACCTGCAAGAAACCCTCTTCGATTACTGCGTGCACTCCGGCCCATCGCGTCCTGGTAAGGCCCTGCAGCGCAGCCTCAACGTCCTGAACCATATGGGTGACCACTACGCCGACCTCGTGGTCGACGGTAAGGTGGGGCCAGCGACCTTGCGTGCCCTCGAGGGGCTGCTACGTAAGCGTGGACCCGAGGCCTATGACGTCCTGGCGGGCATGGTCGATGGTATGCGCCAGGAGTTTCTTATCCGTCTCGCAGAGAAGAACCAGAGCCAAGAGTCATTCTCCTGGGGATGGGCTCATCGCGTCTTCCTGCTAGGGAGGGGGAGATGACCGAGCGCGATAACGCGACGATCATGCTCGAGCATATCAACGAAGCGCTAAAGGGTATCAGCGAGAGCAACAACGAGATCCTGCATCGCGTGACGAAGATGGAGGTCCAGCAGTCAGGTCATGCCAGCGAACTGCACCATCTGCGCGAGCACCAGAAGGAGGTGGCGCACCGCGTCAGCGCTCTCGAGGTTCGCGTGTCAGTCCATGAGGCCGGGACGTCTGCCGACTCGGTCCAATTGTTCCGCCGGTGGGCGTTCATCGGGTCAATGGTCTTGATCTTTATCGCTGCCGCTGGAAACGCCCTCTCCCAAGCGGTCATTCAGGCCTTGAGAGAAGACAACGAGACCCAAAAAGAGGAATTCTATCGTGATAAACCTGATAAGGGGAGCATGTCTGGGGACCGTCCTGTTGGCATTATCCCTGATGAGTGGCTGCGCGAGTCTGAGCGGCGAGGATGGGCTTGATACCCGTCAGCTGGCGGTGCAGTACGCCACGCTGCGAGTGATTGCCGACAGCGACAGCATCGACAAGGGCCTGGTGCTGGAGCGAATCGAGCAGGCGCGAACGATCTTGGATGGAGAGCAGCTGGTATCGATCTCGAACATTCTCGATCAGGTCGTGTCGCAGAGCGAATGGGATGGCCTGGATACCCTTGATAAGGAATACCTCACTCTCCTGCTGCTGCAGGTGGAGAGCGCAAGCGTAGAGGTTGACCATGTTCTCGACGAGCGAAACCGGGTGCGTCTGCTAACGGTACTGGACTGGATCGAGGAGGCCGCCAAGCGTGCAGGTTAAGTTCATCACAGACCTGGTGACCATCCGCCCTGGAGAAGGGGCGGATATTTCACATATCACCACCAAGGGTCCAAAGCGTCAGCTGTTCCAAGACTTCAGCGTTGAGGTGTCAGAGGAGAGCGGGAAGGTAACGACGATCACAGTGCCCAAGGGCTTTGTGTTCGACGGCGCCAGCATCCCACGTCTCCTCTGGCTCTTGTTTCCGCCCGGTTACGGTCCCGCGCATCGAGCGGCTGCTATCCACGACTATCTCTACAATTATGGGTACACCCATTACTCGAAGCGGTATGCAGACGATCTCTTCAGGGCAACTATGCTCGCTGATGGGGCAAACCCATTTATTGCCTGGGCCTTCTGGCGCGCAGTCAGGCTCGGCGGCAAGGGAGGATGGGCTCGTGTCTAAGGCAGCCGATCAACTCAAGAAAGCCGGTGAGGGCACCAGGAAGCAGGCCGAAGGTCTCGGCTATGGTGTCGCTATCATGATTCCATGGGTACTGAATGACCTGCTCAACCTGAATGTGCCGGAGCATATCGAGCAGTTCCTCGCTGCCCTGGCACTGAGTATCGCGGTAAGAATACGAGGACGGCTATGAGAATGACGAGGAGGCAGCAGACCATCGCGCTCCTCGTCTACCTCGCAACCGTCCTGGTGATCACAACCATCATTGCGATGATCATTGGCTGGTGGAGTAGACGCAGGGGTACGATCCATGTCACTACGGGAATACAGTTCACTCGAAATGATCTCAGAGATACTTCGCAGAGAAGGGACACTGAGAGCTCCCAAGTTCCGACAGTTCAGCGAGACGTGTCGTGAGGCCTACGTGGCGATAGGGACAAGCGAGAACGTCTTCATCACGCTGCCGGTCGAAGGGGTCGATCAACTCGAAGAGCTCTACGGTGTGAGCATTCAGTGACCATCCGCCCCCTTGGTAGGGGCACAGCATCACAAGGGGTACACAACATGAGCACCACACGACCACGTCGACACCTCGATATGTCCAACTACACCGACGCTGAGCTGGTAGCAGAGCTCCTGGCACGACATAAGCCAGGCCCTGCACCACTCACCCGTCAGTTCTTAGGAGACTGGCTCGAGGTAGCCGTCGGCATCAGCCCAGACACCACCTGCATTGTCTCTGTACCCGACGACGCGGTAGAGGAGATCAACCGCCAGACAGGCCGGGACTTCCGCCCCAGCAACGTCAGTCGCACCGAGGAGCGCTACGGCAGGGTGGGAAGCTTCGAATGATTCTTAAAGTGAGCCAGAATCACTTTAAGAACTGAGACAATGTCTGTACAGCTCACCCCCGTAAGTTCAATAAGGTCTCGGATATACGGGGGTGAGACTTAACTAAAGATCAGAACGGCACCGAATCTTGTACAATCGTCCTGAATGACGCTTCTGCGAGGCGATATCCAAGACGAAGAGGACTGCACCATGCCTAAGATCAAGCCAGACAACCAGGAGAACTTCGCGCAGCACTACGCCCTGCATCATGACGGTGCCAAGGCCTATCGGCATGCGTACCAGACCGAAGGACAGAAGGACTCGACGGTCTATGGGAAGGCTTCTCAACTGCTACACACTCCCAAGGTGGCCCAAAGGATTTCTGAACTGCGGGAGAAGATCTCCACTGTGGCCGACAAGAAGTTCAGCGTGGATGCCGAATTCGTGCTCGAGCAGCTGTACGATGCGGTGACGCTCGACGTCGCTGACATCCTTCGGGACGACGGTCGAGTGAAGCCGATCAGTGAGTGGCCCAAGCCGTGGAGAATGTGCATCCAGGGCCTGGACGTGGTCGAACTGGTGGGGAAAGATGCCGAGCCCGCTGCGATTATCAAGAAGCTCAAGCTGCCTGACCGTTCCAAGTACCTCGATATGCTTGGCAAGCACGTCAATATCGGCGCCTGGAAGGAGAGCGAGCTGGGCAAGGATGTTGGCCGAGGTATCGGCGAGCTCCTGGCTGAGGTACGAGCGGAGCGCTCGCGCTGATGGATTCCCGGGCCACGATGATGAAGATGGGCGACTTCTACCTCAAGGCGCTGGACGAGGATCGCCTGATTGAGCGCGAGGACATCGTCGAGGCCCTGGCAAACAAGTGGTTCCGGCTCAATGCCCTGTACTTCATCAAGGACAAGGCGGGTAACAAGGTGCCGTTCATGGCCAACCGTGCGCAGCGCCGCCGGTTCAAGTATCGGCACTGCCGGGATCTGATCCTGAAGGCTCGCCAGCTGGGCTTCACCACGCTCGAAATGCTGGACGCCCTGGACGACTGCTTGTTCACCGATAACTTCAACTCAGGCGTGATCGCGCATAAATTGGACGATGCCCAGGATATTTTCAGGAACAAAGTTCTGTTCGCCTATAACAATATCTCCGCTGCCTGGCGGGGGGTCTTCGCTGAGATCGGCCTCACCCTGCCGGTTCCCAAGAGCGAGACCACTGGGCGCCTGGTGCTCTCCAACGGCTCAAGCATCAACGTGAGCACGTCCTATCGTGGTGGCACCCTGCAGCGGCTGCATGTATCAGAGTTCGGCAAGATCTGCCGACAGTACCCGGAAAAGGCCCGCGAGATCGTCACCGGCGCCTTCGAGGCGGTCGGCATCGGTAACCAGATCACCCTGGAGTCAACCGCAGAAGGCCAGGAAGGCTACTTCTACGACTACTCGATGGCGGCCCAGCGGCTCGAGGAGCAGGACAAAGCCCCGACCGCGATGGACTTCAAGCATCACTTCTTCCCCTGGTGGGAAGATCCTGAGTACCGCATGGATCCAGAGGGCGTCATCATCCCGAGCAGGCTGCTTGACTACTTCGAGCAGCTCGAGGTGAAGGAAGGCGTCCCGACCGATGCTGGCCAGCAGGCCTGGTACGCCAAGAAAGAGGCTGTGCTGCAGGACGACATGAAGCGGGAATACCCGTCCACGGCAGCCGAGGCATTCGAGCAGTCCATCGAGGGCGCGTACTACGCCAGGCAGATGACCGACATGCGCAAAGAGGGGCGCCTCACCAGTCGTGTGCAGCACAACCCAGCGCTTCCGGTATACACCGCGTGGGATCTCGGCATGAACGATGCGATGTGCATCTGGTTCGTCCAGGTCGTGGGTCGAGAGGTCCATGTCATCAACTACATGGAGGAGTCAGGCGAGGAATTCGAGTTCTATGCCGAGAAGTTCCGTGAGCTTGAGCGCGAGGAAAGCTATCACTTCGTGCCTGGTGGTCACTTCGGGCCTCATGACCTAGCTGTCAGGGAGCTGGGCTCTGGTCGCCGTCTCGATAGCGCCAGGGCACTGGGTATCTCCTTCGCCGATCCTATCCCTCGGGTATCCAACCAGATGGAAGGTGTCGCAGCCGTCCGCCGGTTCCTGCCAGTCTGCTGGATCGATGAGGAAGCCTGTCATGATGGCGTCATGGCTCTCGACTCATACCGCAAGGAGTGGGACGACAGGCTGGGACGCTTCAAGGATACGCCCCGGCATGACTGGGCGAGCCATGGCTCCAAGGCATTCGAAACCCTGGCCAGGTCAGGTATCATTGAGGTCGCTTCACGCGGCTCGGTATTCGGAGGGCCGCCAAGGGGCAAGAAGGTCGCCGGGAAGAAATGGGCTGCGCACACGTAAGGGAAAATCAGACCCCGCAGGGACTGAGACCAACCCCACCAGACAGGAACCTCATCATGGCATTGATTACTCATACGGTAACGCGACAGTTAAGCGGCTCTGGAGCCCTGGCTGTCATTGGTATGCCTCCCGAGGCACAGGAGGGTGATCTCGCCGTCCTGGTAGCCACGGCAGACGATAGCGGCAACGTCATCACCCTGCCGGAGGGTGTTACCCAGGTATTCAGCGGCGACGTCCCGAACAACCAGGTTGGCGCTACCAAGATGGCAGTCGGCCTCACCAGGCTGGGAGCTAGCATCCCCGGCGACTACGAGGTCACCTTCGGTATCTCGGACGCTCACACGGTATCGCTCACCATCTTGCGCGGCGTCGATGTGATCAAGCCCGGAAACCCCGAGTTCAGCTATGTGGTGCGCGGCCCTGCTGACGACCGGGGCCTCCCTCCCTGCCCCAGTGTGACCACGACCGTCGACGGCTGCGGTGTGCTCAACATCGTTTCCGACTCCCGTGGTCCCGCCTATAGCGGCATGGACTGGGACGATTACTACCATCCCCCCAGTGGGATTACCGAGATCGCGGACGTCAACGAATACGCTGGCACCGGATACTCTGGCCACGCGGTAGGCTTCACCCTGCAGGATGCCGCCGGTGATACTGGTGAGCAGACCTGGAGCAGCATCGACAACAACGATGGTGGGTTCGCCGGGACGCTGGTCCTGTACCCCCTCGTTGAAGAGGAAGAGCCGGTAGAGCCAGACCCCGAGTCGGATCCTGAGCCCGAGCCCGAGCCCGACCCAGATGACCCGACTGTCGGTCCCAAGGGTGAGAAGGGTGACCCAGGCCCTGCACCGCAGATGCGCACCGAGGGTGACACTGTCCAGTGGAAGCACGAGGACATGACCGCCTGGCAGAGCCTCTTCACCACCCCCGTCAATGGCGGTGGCACCGGTGGCAGCAGCAGTCGCCGGTACGTCAGCAATAGGCAGATGGGTATCCAGGCCACCACCGACCCCGAGCTGGGTCGTCAGCGCCTGCAGCAGTTCGTCGACCAGTGCGCGAGCGACAACGTCATCGGGTACATCGATTCCGAACGCTGGGCGATCAATAACACGGTGTTCATGCCTGAGCGACTTCGCCTCGTTGGCCGGGGTATGTGGAATACGACCATCGACTGCGGGAAGGAGTGGGACAACGATAGTTTCTACGCCTTCCGCATGACCGCAAGCCGTAACAACGTGATCTCGATCAACCCGTACCTGGCCGACTTCGGCGTCATTGGTGCCGACAAGACCCGTCGCGACGATGGCCCGCTGGTTCGCCTCGATGGTGTCGAGGACGCGGTAATCGAGCGTCTGCGCCTGGAAGATCCGAGCTCCTATGGCCTGTTTATCTCCGGGTACGGTATCGGTGACTACACCAACGACATCGAATCCGACATGTGGAACAGCACCCACCGGGTGACGGTGCGCGACTGCCTGGCGCTGCGTGGCCAGATCGGCTTCGGCACCGAGGGCGGGGCAGAGAACGTCCTGTTCCATCGCTGCCATAGCATCGGCAACTACAACACCAGCGAATGGGGCCTGCACGGCTACCGTTCGGCCTCTGGTCGCAACGTGCGGTATGACTCCTGCACCGCGCATGGTTACCGGAACGGCTTCCTGCTCGACCGTTACAAGAACATGCAGTACACCAACAACAAGGTGACTCAGTGCCGCAACGGTATCGCCATGGGTAGCTACTACCCGGATGACCAGGATGTCAGCCACGATGTCCGCATCATCAACAACTACTTCCACTGCGTGGAGGAGAATGGCAGCAGCCCGCTCGGCATCAACGACTACTACATCAGCAGCCGTGAATGCCATGGAGTTGTCGCCCAGGGTAACGTCACGAAGGGTGCCTCTCACCTGCGCTTCGGTCAGTCCAAGCGGCTGATGGTAACTGGTAACGTATCCTCCGATGGCCAGGCAGAGATCATCACCTCTCATGCCGCAACCGGCCTGGTAGCCAACAACGTGATGGAGCTTGGCCAGAAGGCCGATGGCATCATCGATGGGGGCAACAACGTCGTAGTGTGATATTCAGTGGAGGCTGCCATAGGGCGGCCTCCCTTGCTATTAGTGAAGAGGGGCAGCTCTATATGCGACAATGCGACACAAATATCGGAGACGGGCCATGCACGCACGAGATCTAGTTCAATCGAGCAACCGCACCTTCAAGCTGACCGGCTACACCGCCGATCAGGTCACAGGCATGATGAAGGATGTCGGTAAGCAGTTCGCCGAGGAACTGAACAAGCAGGGCATGGCCCATCCAGCCAGTCGTAACCGGCATGACGTCGGCCCTATCCAGATCGATCAGGGCGTCGTCCGTGATGTGCCGTCCAAGCCCGAGCCTGTCGTCATCCTGTCGTTCGACACGCATGACAACCTCGGCATCAAGATCAACATCAAGATGATCGACTTCCTGCAGAATCCGAAAGCCTACGCTGACGACATCTTCAAGCACCTGGCTCCTATGCGCCGCAACGCCTTGCGCCTGCGCCGCGACACGAAGGCCTTCAACGAGCGCGTCTACAAGGCCCTGACGGAGGTCCGCACCAATGGCTGACATCGGTCTGCTTCAGTATCGATCCAGCGGTGAGCTCTACGCCGAAGAGCAGGAAGCCGAGCGACTCGAGGATGAGAGCCGCCGGAATGAGCGCATCGAATCCTCTATCGAATCTCACATTATGCGCGCCTGGTCCAATAACAAGATGGCCAAGCAGGATGTCGAAATCAGACTGGTTGACTGCCTGCGCCGCCGGAAGGGCGAATACTCGCACGAGAAGCTGAAGCAGATCTCGGAGGAGGGTGGCTCTGCCATCTTCATGATGATCACCGCTACCAAGTGCAGGGCTGCGGGCTCGTGGATCAGGGACATCCTGATGCCAGCGAACGAGAGCCCATGGGGCCTTGACCCCACGCCGGTGTCCGAGGTGCCTGATGAGTTCCTGAAGCCCGTCGTCATGCAGATCCGCCAGGAAATGATCCAGGCGCAGCAGCAAGCGCAGGAGCAGGGCGCCCAGCTGGACATGGCAGGCCTCATCGAGGAAGCTCGCAAGCGCATCATGGGCGAGGCCCAGGAGAAGGCTGAGGAAGCAGCAGAGCGCCACGAGAAGCTGATCGCTGACCAGCTGGCCGAGGGTGGCTGGGACGAAGGGCTCGAGTCATTCATCGACGACTTCACCACCTATCCCGCATCCATCATGCGTGCGCCGATCATCCGGCGTGTGCCTACCCTGCAGTGGCTCGAGGGCTGGCAGCCGATCAAGGGGTATGAGAATCGCCCCGAGTATGACCGGGTCAGCCCCTTCGATATCTACCCGAGCGCTGACAGCACCAACACCGACGACGGCACCAGCATCATCGAGCGCTACGACTTCCGCCGTGGTGAGCTCGCCAACATGCGCGGCGTCAAGAACTGGTCGACCGAGAACCTTAACCGGGTGCTCGAGGAGCATGGCCGCAGCGGGCTGAAGAACCTGCTATGGGATGACAATGAACGTCGTCACCTGGAGGGGCGGCATCATGAGCTCTACACCGGATCCGAGACCATCGAGGGACTGATCTACTGGGGGAATGCGCAAGGCCTAACGCTCCTGCAGTGGGGCGTGCACCCTGACGAGATCGAAGACCCTCTCGCCGACTACCAGGTCGAAGCGATCCTGATCGGCGGTCACGTCGTGAAGCTGAAGCTCAACCAGGATCCCCTGGAGCGTCGTCCGTACCACCGCGCATGCTTCAACCCTGTGCCAGGTTCCTTCTGGGGTATCGCTATCCCAGAGCTGATGGCCGACGTGCAGGATATGTGCAACTCCACGGCTCGCTCCCTGGTGAACAACCTGGCCATGAGCTCAGGGCCTCAGGTTGAGGTGTACGAGGACCGCCTGAACCCGTCAGAAGACCCGACCGACATGTACCCCTGGAAGGTATGGCGCACCAAGGACAACCCTATGGGGTCTGGTGCCAACCGAGCGGTCAACTTCTTCCAGCCCAACTCAAACGCCAACGAGCTGCTGGGCGTATACGAGGCCTTCGAGATCAAGGCTGACGACGCGACCAACATCCCGCGCTACAGCTATGGTAACGAGCAGGTGGGTGGAGCCGGACAGACCGCCTCTGGCCTGGGCATGTTGATGGAATCCGCCAACAAGGGGATCAAGGACGCCATTCGCCATATCGACCGAGGCGTCATCCGCCGGGTTATCGAGGGCACCTGGCTGTACAACATGCAGAATTCCGAAGACAATTCGATCAAGGGTGACGTGTCAGTCGTCCCGCGTGGATCCAGCGCCATGTTGATCCGTGAGCAGACGCACGCACTCCGAGGTCAGTTCCTGCAGTCGACCGCCAATGAGTTCGATATGCAGATCGTGGGTCTCGAGGGTCGTCGCAAGCTGCTCGAGAAGATTGCTGAGAAGCTGGACATGCCGGGTCTCATCCCGAGCAAGGAAGACCTGGAGAACCAGCAGAGCCAGAGCCAGCAGATGTCCCAAATGATCCAGAAGCTGGAAATGGCAGAGCGGCAGCTGAAGCTCCAGGGCATGCAGGCCGATAATGCCAAGAAGCAGGCAGAGACCAAGGAGACCCAGGTCGATGCCCAGGACAAGCAATCAAGCTCTCAGAACGAGCAGACCCGGACCCAGATGGACGTCGAAATGGCACCGCTCGAGGCTCAGAGCCTCCTCGCGGATATCCAGGAAACGCTAGCGAAGGCGAGATCATATGAGGCCAGGACAGGACGGGGCGGACGAGAGGCGCTGGAAGGCACTGGCATCAGTGGCGGCCAGTCACGAGGGGAGAATCCTCGTGGATTATCTCAAGTCCCTGCGGGAGCAACGCAGAGACGAGCTTGAGTCCATCGCCGATCCGGTGGGTATCCACCAGGCCCAGGGAAGGGCCAAGGAGTTATCATCGCTTATCAAGAATCTGGAAGAAGCGAGAGGCGTGGTAGAATTACGGTATAGGTAGGCAGTCAGGCCAAAGCATCCAGATCGGGTGCTTTGTCGTGGCGAAGCGCTCCGAGCTGCAATGCGCAGGCAGCAACGAATCCGCAAGCCTTTCGTGAACCCCGGTAAGAACCGGCTCACCAGTCGCACAGAGCGACAAAGGAGCAAGAATGTCATCACTGCCCAGGTCAGTACGCAATCAGGCGAAGGCTGCCAGCACGCACTTCGAGGATCTTGAGAAAGATCCCGAGGCGCCTGCGGCAACCCCCGAGCCCGAGACTGATCAAGACATTGAGAAGACCGAGCCTGAGAAGCAACCCGTCGAGGCAGACGAGTCGAAGCAGGCCAAGCAGGAAGAGAAGCCCCAGGAAGATCGCGATGCGAGCTACTGGCGAAACCGCTTCAACGTCCTGCGTGGCAAGTACGATTCCGAAGTACCGACGCTGCACACGAAGGTTCGTGAGCTGACTAGCCAGCTGGCCGAATCCGAGAAGGCCCTTGTGAAGGCGCGATCTGAGGGAGCAGGCACTGACAGTGCTGTGCCCGATGAAAAGCTTGCTGAGTTCAAGGATACCTTCGGTGAGGAGCTGGTCGACTTCGTCACCCGCATGATCGAACAGAGATCGGAGCCTAAGCAGCAGGACGACAACGTCGAGAAGCTGAGCGAACGCCTCAACCGCATTGAAGAAGAGAAGCGGCAAGAGGCTGAAGCGAACTTCTGGACCGACCTGTCTCGCGTAGTCCCCGAGTTCCAGAAGATCAATCAGGAGCCTGGATTCCTTCAGTTCCTGGCCGGGTACGACCCCAGCAGCGGTAAGCAGTACCAGACCGAACTGGGAGAGAGTCAGCGCAACCTCGATGCCCGAGGCGTGGCCGATATCTTCAAGCTCTACTTGAGTCAGTCAGAAGCGAAGTCACCCAAGGCCGAGAAGGATGAGGACGTGTCACCCCGTCGTGCAGGTGGAGGCGACCCCGTAGCAGCATCTGCTGCCAGCGGGCGAGGCAAGATCTGGACGGGTGCTGACATCGACAAGTTCTACCGCGATAAGTCTGCGGGTAAGGTCAAGGGGGATGAGGCTGAACGACTGGAAGCCGATATCTTCGCTGCTCAGAAAGAAGGGCGCATTCGCCGCTGAGCAGCGGTAACCCGAGGAAATCGAGATGGCTGGTCCTACTCGTGATGTTGGACATCCTGACTACAGCTCAACGAGCGCATCAGGATTTATCCCGCAGGTATGGTCTGGGAAGCTGGTCGAGAAGCTGTACCTCTCAACCGTATTCGCAGAGATCTCTAACACCGACTATGAGGGTGAGATCAAGAGCAAGGGTGACACGGTTGAAATCCGTACCACTCCCTCTATCACCATCAACGACTATGAAATCGGCGGCGGCCTCACTTACGAGAAGCCGACTTCCGACAAGGTCGAGCTCCACATTGACCGTGCGAAATACTTCGCCTTCGAGGTCAATGACGTCGACGAGTATCAGTCCGACATCCAGGTGATGGATGACTGGTCTGATGACGCCGGTCAGCAGATGAAGATCAAGATCGACGAGGTTATCCTCGGCGAGGTCTATGCTGACGTAGCAGCCGCAAACGCCGGTGGCACTGCCGGTGCCGAGTCCAGCTCTTACAACATGGGCGAGACCGGTACCCCAGTGGCCCTGACCAAGGCAAATATCCTCGACGTGGTCGTGGACTCTGGGTCAGTGCTGGATGAGCAGAACGTACCCGATGAGAATCGCTACATCGTCCTGCCGTCTTGGGCCATCGGTATGCTGAAGAAGTCCGAGCTGCGTGACGCATCCCAGATGGGTGACGCTACCTCTGCCTTCCGTAACGGCAAGGTGGGTATGCTGGACCGGTACACCGTGTATCGCTCCAACAACATCGCCAAGACCACGGATGGCACGGATACCGTGTTCAACATCTTCTTCGGGCACAAGAAGGCTCTGACCTTCGCGAGCCAGATGACCAAGATGCAGCACATCGACAATCCGAATGACTTCGGTCAGCTCGTTCGCGGTCTGAACGTGTTCGGCTTCGATCTGATCGATCCGAAAGCTGCTGGGCACCTGTACGCCAAGCGCGGCTAAGCCTTAGGCCGGGGTCCACCAGGGCTCCGGCCTCTTCACATAGAGAGTCCGTGACATGAGCGAGAACATCGTAGATCGCATCAACGCCGCCAAGACGAAGGATGATCTCGAGGAGATCGGCAAGGAGCTTGAGGTCGACGTTGATAAGCGCAAGGGTCTCGAGACCATTCGCGCCGGTCTGTTGCTGCAGGTCGACGTCGATGAGAATGGCGACGACGAGAATCCCAAGGCAGAGGCTGAGCAGGAAGCTGCAAAGGCCAAGCCACCGAATCAACCTGAGCCCGTGAAGACCGAGGCGACTCACGAGGATCAGTTCAAGCCCCGGGAGACCACCGAGCAGCTCCGTGAAAAGAGCCAGGGCAAGCGCATGCTCGAGAACACCAAGAACGGTCGTGTCTTCGGCTGGACAGCCCAGCTCGCCAAGCTCAAGCACATGAAAGAGGTCTAAGCCATGCCGGTCACCACCGTAGGCAACGTCATCAAGAAAGCCAAGCTGGTCCTTCAGGAGGTGACCTCGGCAGGTACGCGCTGGACTAACGAGGAACTGATCGGCTGGCTGAACGAGAGTTACCAGGCGGTCGTCCAGGTCAAGCCCGACGCGGCGAGCATCAATGCCAAGCTGCAGCTGGTCACCGGCACCCGCCAGACCATTCCGTCAGCTGGCCATCGCCTTATCGATGTCA